ATCATATCCTAGAGAATCTAATTTATCTTTATGAAGATAATAGAGAAGATTCATGGGTCACCAAGCTTTGCATGACCAATATCTGGCTTTCCATCTTGGACCAGGATTATCACAATTGTGTCTTGCTCTAAAGCTTTTTCGTCGTTCCGGAATATTTTTCTTAATTTTCATATTTGGATCACCGAAATTGACCTTCACCACATTCCCTTTTTCGTTCTTAACATAAACGCTAAATTTTTTAGGACCATCAGATGTTCTAAACGGTTTATTAAGAGTAACTTTTCTACCTTGATATTCTGAGGCCTTACCCATATATACCAAAGGACGACCATTCTTTTTATAAGTATTCATTCTATCGAAGTAGAATATTTCGTTAGTAGTTGGATCTGTATATTTATACTTAGCTAGTGCGGATAGATCAAACTCTTCTGTTGTTTCTCCAAAATCAACATAATCTTCATTTGAAGGTATAAATAAATTAGACATTGTTAGTTCTTCTTCGTTATCTTCTTCATCTTCCTCATACTCATCCTCTTCGTCTTCGCACTCTGATGAGCATTGAAGATATGCGCAAGTTTGCTGTAGCAGAAATCCTTTTGTTTGTCCAATACATATGGCGTATCTTTGAGAAGGATTTTCATAATCCTTCACCATAGTATCATTACCCATACATCTTGATAAAAAGTCTTTTTTGGATTCGTCTTTATTTGGTTTTGGTATAGGCATATATTATCTCCTATGTATTTATACACCCAAAAAGAGTTTTTGCAGAATTTAACCAACTAAATTTTTTAGCTGTTTCTACACCATTGATATTGGTAATAATTTTATTTTTATATACATATCTCATATAATCAATTATTTCATCTTTTTGTTTATTATCAATTTTTGCCCAATCACCTTGTCCTACAAATGCCTTGCCATCATACGCTTTTTCTGTTTCATTTATATTTACAAGATAAGAGTTATCTTCATTACAAAACTCTGTATGAGCAGAATAATTTGTTGCTATAACTGGTTTATTCATACTCATCATTTCTAATAGTTCCAAATTCCATCCCTCCGCTCTAGAAGGAAATAAACCACAATCGGCATAATTAATAACTTCGGCTATTTCTGTATGAAATTTTGTTCCATTTAGTAGCTTTACTCTTTTATCACTAGAATACATATTTTTCCATTGTTGTAGTTCTTGTTCAGATGAGTAGTTATTCGTATTTTCTGATGCCAATAAACAGAGCTCAACATCCATTTCATCAGGAAAGGCTTTCTGAAATAATTCTAATAATAGATCGTGTCCTTTTCTAATTTCCCATTTACCTATATTCATAAAGGTATATTTTTGTTTATTTGGTTTCGTATACTTTATACTATCAAATATGTTTCTATCAACACCCAATGGTACCACTTTAATAGGCGTATCAATACCATTTTTTTGTATAATATCCTTAGCCCAATTGCACGTTACCAATATTGTATCCGGTACTTTTAGGTGAGACAGCTCCAAACTATTAAAGGTGTCTAATTCAAAAAAAGACAGGGCATAGTAATGTCCTTTACCTGTATGATTTGCTAAATCGAATTGGTGCCAAATTTTTACAAATGGAGCAAACGGATCAAAATTTGTATGACTATTCCTGTATAATTTTACTATCAGGCCATGATCATTTTTATCGTCTGCGCTTGGTTGTCCTATTGGAAAATATGATATATTTTCATTGATAGAATACAAATTCTTAAGAATATTCCACGAAGCTATACCATATCCAGTAGAGTTTATAGCACAAGAAAAGTTTATATTCATTTGCGATTTATCCTTACAAATTTAGCGCATTTATTAAAATCTTTTAGATATTTAGCTCCAATATATGTTCCACAACTTCTCAAACCACCAAGTATTTCTTGCACAATATCTTCGATTGGGCCTTTATACGGAACTTTTTCTACTTTTCCTTCACTCGCTCTGTATGTTTTTTTACCCTCTCCGTGTTTTTGTTGAGCATAATGACTGCTCATGCCATAGAACTTTAAAGATTTTTTTCTTTTTTCTGGTGGATCATAACCAGGATCATTTGGTTGCCACCATTCATTAACTACTTCTCTATCATTATTGACTATTGCGCATCTGTATTCATACTCCCATTCTCCTTCACAAGGATCTGTTCCAGAAAATAATGTTCCTAGCATTAGAAAATCAGCACCTCCACAAATGGCTTTGCATACATCTCCGCTGGTTCTACAACCACCGTCGCTCATGATTAAACCTAGTCTACCGGTCTCTGTTTTAAGTCCATGTGCAGCATGACCACACTCATTAACACAACTGAATGTGCCGTAGCCAACGCCGGTAACCATTCTGGTTTGACAAAACTGGCCGGGGCCGATCTGTATTTTACAAATATCTATTCCGCCATGAATAATTAGTTCTTCACAAATTTCTGGAGTTGTTACATTGCCAGCACAAATAATACTATCATTAAAAGTGTTTCTAACATCTTTACAAAATTTAACAAAACTTTCCATATATCCATTAGGAACATCGATTACTATATTTGGATTTTTGCCTAGTTTTTCTGATACAATTTTTAATTTTTCTATATCATCATAGGATTTTCCTATACTAATCCAAGCATAGTCTACCCCAGCCTCATTAAGAATATTAACTAGCTCATTAGCATCATAATATTTATGTAAGGCTGTGATCATTTTAAATTTTGATAATCTTAAAGCCATCTCTTTTGTGGTAAGAGGAACCATATTAGAGCATACTATAGGGATACCTGTCCATATTCTTGGACTATGATAAAATTTAAAATTCCTTTCAAGCACAACTTCTTTTCTGCTCTCAAGCGTTGTTCGTTGTGGCACAATAAGAACATCATCAAAATCTAACTTAATATCTTGACTAATTAGCATCTTTTATATACTCCATGAAATCACTAATATCGTAACAAAACCATTCTTTAAAAGAATCAAAACCTTTTTCAGTTACACAAATTTTCGAACCAACCATTAGTCCTCTGTATTTATAGTATTTTAGTGTTGCTATTATAGCATCTTTATAATTATCTCTATCTATGATATATCTAATGTGACCAGACTTAATATAATATTTAGGCATTATTAAAAAATTGCCATCTATTATGGGTTTCTATTTTAGAAGCAGTATTGATATGGATGAGATAGTTCTCTATTTCGTTCCATGACGAAAAAATCATTTCGTGAGGTATGGTTCCGAATAACCAATCTGGCGCATTATTTTTACCTTGTTCCATATGAATAATGACAGGTTTTTTGCTTCTATTAGCTAGAAAAATTTCTTCATATGTACCACAAGGATGAACATCTATATCAAGATTAACTATAAGAAAATCGCTTATGTCAACAAGCCTCAAATCGACACAACGAATAGTTTTCATAATTTTTTTTAATTCGTCATATTTATTTTCTTGTTTTAATTTTGTTTTATATATGTGAACAGTATTGTCTTCTCTGCCTTCTATGCATGGTTTTTTGATGGGATTAAATACTGTTATTCCCAAATTCACGAGAAAAGGAGTTATATTATCTCTCCATGTCGAGCCCCTATCCGGAACCCTATCCATAGCCCCTGCCAAATAAACTCTTTGATGATCTAATCTATTCATATCAATCAATAAATAAATATGTAAAAATATTTTTGGACTGTTTAATACCTAAAGAGGGATTTCGTCTAACTTCTTGTATCTGATTCAGTCCACCAACAATACCGCCGATAATAGATACGATAATAAAAAATAATAAAATATAGTTCATGGTATTTTACCTATATATCCAAAATATTTACTTCTCATAGAATTAACCTCGCTGACCATCTCTTTCAATGTTTCCGGATTAGTTGAGCGACCAGTTGGATTTTCATAATATAAGCCAACCGGATGGTTGACCATCTTTATTGTAGCACCACCCACGGCACAGCGCAACCAAAAATCTCCGTCGGCTGCTGTTTTGTAGTTTTCATCAAAGTATCCAAATCTATTATGAAGACTTTTTTTCCACAATGGCATACAATGAGGACTATTGTTTCTTAAAAGATTCTCGAAGCTATGTGGAAGATAAGGATAAATTTGAGTATAATCATTATTGATATATTTTTCGTTAGCTTTGTGTGAAACATATGTAAATCCATATGCTAAGTCTAATTCTGGATCTTTATCAAATTGATATAATAGAATTTCTAGCCCCTCTTTATTTTTACGATCATCAACATTCCAATTACCAATAATAGGAGATGAGCATTTTTTTATTGCTATATTCCAACCAGCATATAATCCAGGATCATTATTTAGTTTATAGTATTTAATATTAGGGTATTGTTGAGTTAATGGTGATATGTATCGTTCTTCATTTTCTGGAGAGTTACAATTTAAAAAAATAAGCTCTATATCTTTAAAAATTGTTTGTTCTATAAGATTTTCTAAATAAGATTCTATAAATTTTTCTGCTTTATAGAATGAGCAAAATAATGAGCATTTATAATTCATTGTTTTGAATTTATTGTTAAATTATGGCATTTATAGATTAAATCAGGATTTATAGTATGACAAAAATAATAATGATAACACCTATTATTAAATTTTGATACAAGATCTGTTTCGGATACACAGTCTTCTCTTAATGCATTTTTCTGTAATTCTATTTTTTGTTCGATGAAAAATTTTCCTATGGAAACATCATCCATATATATGGCTCCATCATATTCTAATAGATTTTGTTTCTCTATAAGCAATTCTGCCACATCTCTGCTCATTAGAATACAAGCACCAGATGAGTATTTAATACCATCATACATACCATTTATTCCATCATAATATTTATCTTTTGGTTTATCTAATAAAAAATTATATAATAAATTAGTATTGATATAACTTCCACAATTTGGACGAAAAAGAAAATCAAATTCCATATTATGAAGACAAAATTCAATAGCTTTTATTGTTTTATGTAATAAATTTCTTCTTGATTCTATTGTATTTATAATTATATCATAATTATTAGTTTTACAAGAGCCATACGTTGATCGTATCGGATTATCTGTTCCATAGATAGAATAAATATCTATATTTGTAGAATTTTTTGCCCATGTATTTCTACATGCTTCTACCATTTTTGAATAACATTTGCCTCCCTCGCATGTGTTAGACGCCAACATCAAACCTAGTATTTTCATATATTTATTTCCAATAATTATATATGTTTTTATTTATTTCGTATTTCATTTTTTTTGTTTCTCGATTTGGCTGATCCTTGGCCCATATAAACATATCATGAATTAAATTTTCTAAATTAGTATTATCAGTAAATTTTAATAATGATTTAGCTTTTGTGTGATCGCAGTACGCATGTTGAACCTCGTGTCTAGGTTCAAGATGAATTATTTCGGTATTAAATTTATAATGTTCTGCTATAGACTTTACTGTTTTTGCTAGTTCGTGTATAGTAAAAATTTTATCAGCACCAATATTAAATATTTGCTGATCAAAAGAATCTATTAACATACTAAAAGGAATTAAAAAATATTTTATATCGGAAAATGCTCTGGTCTGTGTGCCATCACCATATATAGTTAATGGTTTATTATTTAAAGCTTGACGTATAAATATACCTACAACATTTCTATATTTATCCCAAATATTTTGGTATATTCCTATCACATTATGAGGCCTAAGTATTGTATAACGTAAATTGTGTTGGTCATTCGCTACTTTTATATCTAATTCTGTTGCAAATTTGGCAATACCGTATGGATCCGTTGGAGACGGGATCATATTTTCATCGAATGGTGGTTTTTGTGCTCCGTAAACCGCCATAGATGATGTAAAAATTAATTTACAATCATGTTGAATACATTGATTAATAATATTAACGCTAGATAAAATATTATTAGTGTAATTAAAATGTCTTATAAAAGGAGAAAGACCTTCCGCCGCATAAGCAGCAAAATGATAACATGCTATTGGTTTATGTGTTTTAAAAAGTTTATTTAAATATTTTGTTATATTTTTTTTAGATAAATCATATTCATAGAATACAAAATTTTTATTATTAGGCAAAAATTCTTTATATCCTCCACTTAAATCATCAATGCCTACTACGGTATAATTTTCCTGTAAAAAATATCTAGATACATGACTGCCCAAAAGACCAGCACAACCTGTGACTATTATTGTTTTATTCATATGTATTATTTTTAATTTGTAAAGCAATATTTTCTGCTATAGGACAATATCCTTTGATACCCATTTTTTTGTATATTGGTTGATCATAAACAACTGATGGATAATGTCCTTGTTTTGGTCCTCTTAAACCTAATTCTGCTTTTATACCAACCATATGTAGTTTCATTTGTTCTAAGGCCATAAGACATAGTGGTTCTGCTAGTCTAAAATTAAAGCCTAAATATTCATGATTATATTTTCCAACTTGGCCTTGGTCGCATATTGATCTGATTTTTTTATGGTCGAGTTTAGATTCGTGAGGAATAGCTATCATTCCTCCTTCGAACGTTGATATATTTTTTGTTTTGTAAAAACTAAATGTACCAGCATCTCCCATCATGCCAGCAAATTCTCCTTTTGCTGTCTGAGAACCAAAAGCTTGAGAAGTATCTTCTATTACTACTAAGTTATATTTTTGAGCAATTTTTTTTATTTTTTCCATATTACATATTCTACCATATAAATGGACAGGTAATATAGCTTTTGTATTGGGTGTTATTGCTTCTTCTATAAGATCTGCGTTTATTAGCAAAGAATCTTTGTCTATATCAACAAATACAGGCTTGGCTTTGCTTATTAGGATAGCGTTTGATGTTGCGATAAATGTAAACGGAGTTGTTATAATCTCATCTGCTGGCTTTAAATCCATAGACCATAGAGTGGCTATTAATGCACTAGTGCCATTATTAACAGATATACAGTCTGTTAGATTGAATGTGTCTTTGACATAAGACTCAAAAATTTCTCTGATAATTTGTGGCATGATTAAAATTTAACAGCAACAGTGTCCCATGTATTATTAATAATAGTATAGTTATTTTTTTTAAGCATATTTTCCATATTAATTAGACAAGTATTTTCTAGGGTATGGGTTTCCATGCATATAATTTTTGGTTGAATTTTATTCCAGTTAATTTGATTAAATATTATATAGTCGTATCCCTCTGTGTCCGAAACATAAATATCTACGGTATTAATTTTGTTATTGGTTAAAAAAAAGTTAAGGCTTTGTGTCTCTATTTGGAGATTTTTAATTCTTGTTTGTATAGTTTTATAAAGATGGGTATCGGATAAATTTTGACTTAATTTATAGCCTCCGTAACCAGAACCTAAAAAGTTTTTACTTTTATCCAAAGTTCCAAGACCCTTGCACCAAATCGGCAAGTCGTCATATGGATAGACATAACTTATATCTTCGAATCCTTCTTTATCTGATATTGCTAAATTATAACAATCAACCCAGTCATAGCCTGTATAATTTTGTCGTAATTCTCTAAACAAATCTGGTATCGGCTCTAAAATATGACTACGAATTTTATGTTTAATAATACTATTTCTACATACATCGTCTTGAACACCGTCGTTACCTCCTATTTGGAGAAGTATCGGTGAAAAATTTTCAATTTTGTTATTTTTATCAATGTATTGATCTATAATTTTTGTTAAATCATATGTCATTATTTAGTACACTTTAGCTGGAGAGCCGTAAGCTTTTGAATAGGGTTTAATATTTTTTGTTACAATAGAGCCTGCTCCGATTATCGCGTGATGGCCTATTGTAACACCCGGCATTATTATACTACCGGCGCCGATACTTGCAAAGTCTTCTATGATAACACCTTCACATATCCAGTCTTGTTCTGTTAATTTAGTCCCATCATCTTTTGTTGCTTTGGGATACTTATCATTAATAATTAAACATCTAGGGCCTATAAAAACACAATTTCCTATTTTTGCCGGATGATATATAAGGCATCCGCTTTGTATTTTACAATTATTTCCTATAATAACATCTTTGTCTATATAGCAATGAGATCCTATTGTGCAATTATTTCCTATTATTGCTGAGTCTCTTATATGACTAAAATGCCATATATCTGTATTTGCACCAATATTGTTAATATTTTCAATAATAGAATTAGTACTAATCATAATTAAGTAAGTTCAGAAGGAATCTGTGAGATCTGTTGCCGACTACATATTCAGGATTTTGTGATAAAAAATTTATTTGTTCATTATTTATAGGAGATCCTTTTTCTACATATAATGATTCTGATACGGTCTGATTGAATGAATTATAAAAATATCTAGTTACTTTTTGCTCCTGTAGATCTGCAACATATGTACAATTAGTTTGTCTAACAATTAGTTTTCTTTCTTTAAAAAACGTGTCTTTACTCCATATAAATCTACTAATAATATTTTTATTGCTTAATTGTAAAGCTACAGTATTTTTTGAAAAATTCATAGAAATATTTTTTTGATCTTCAAGATGAGATTGTGTCAGATAAAAAAATAAATCTATATCGTGAATACTAATATCTTTTAGAACAGAAATAGGACTTGCGGCATTGGCGACACAACACCTACTAAAATCCAAATTAATAATTTTATCTATTTCTATATTATTTTTTAATGTTTCTATTGTAGGATTAAATCTTTCAACTAAACCGATAAATACTTTTGGATCTTCTAGTAGATCTATTTCTTGCTGTTTGACTATTGCTGGTTTTTCAATAAAAATATCTTTATCAAATTTGGCTCTAACTTGTTTATATATAGAATAATGAGAATCTTCAGGTGTTAAGATAAAAATTTTATCAAATAGATTTAACTTATCTAAAGTAGATACTCTGTTATGATCTGTGGATGTGTTTTTAATATATGGATCATACCAATACCATTCAATATTGGACTTTGTCTCTAAATATTTAGCATGTATTTTTGCTATATTTCCATATCCGATTAGTAAACATTTTAGTTTATTAAGCATTGTATTATAGTATCTATAATAGATTTGTGTTTATCATATGGTCTAAAGGAATGTAATTCAGAATAGTATCCTAATTTTATTAGATCGCAATTAAAATTTAAATTCTGACCACCCCTATCTATTCTTCTTGGTTGCCAATATTTCCAAAAAAATTTGAAATACTCTATTTTTTCTTGATCATATCTAGAGATCAGCTCTGAAGAATAACATTCGTCTAGCCCCCATGATGAATTTGGATAGTATCTATTCTTTAGAAGATATCTATTTTTAGAATTATATACTTTTATAAGTTCTGTTTTCCATTCCTTATCAATATTATATATTTCTTGAAATAGAGATCCTCTTCCTACCAGATGAGAACTAGGATACATAACATTAGTTTGTAAATTATAATATCCCAAAACATCAGGACCATATGCCGAATAGGCGTCGCCAAAACCAACAATAAATTTATCGTCGTCTACTAAAGATACTTGATCAAAAAAATATCTAGATAAAGGAAGCTGATCAATACCATGAGTAATAGATATTTCGTTAGGAAATAAAGATGCTCCATATATAATAGACCATGTAACAGACCAGTCCGGATATTGTTCGCTTGCTTCTGGTATATTATCTAATCTTATTATATCTCCTATAGATCTATCAAAACTATTTGATTCTAATTCTTGTTGTGATCCAACAAATATCATCGTTGGTGTAATTTTAAAAAAATTTTTCCAAACAATACCAAAAATATTCCAGTATTCGGTATAGTTTTTATTATTATTTAATGGAAAAATAACTCGGTCTATTTTCATGATATATATTTTTTATATTCTGGATGTCTATTATTATTTTCATCAAATACATCTCCAACAAATTCTGTATTTTCTCTTTGAGATGGAAATGGCTGCTTATCAAAGAATTCATCATGTACTAATTTATCGTTACCTATTAATGGATACAATTCTTCTGCAAAAAATTTATAGTCTATGCCGTAATTATTTGTTTTATTAAAAGATTCTAATAATATTTGCATAGGATATTTATTATTATTTTTATATCCCCACATTCCACCGAGTATAGGAAAATTATGATAAGGATGATCTCTCATTATATGAAAGGTTTTATCAGAATTTAGCCATTCATCTACGGCATCTTTTTCTCGTAAAGATAGTCTACTGTCGCAGTCTCTAAAAATAGCAATATTAACATCCTGGTCATATGATGCTTCGAATCTCCAAAACATGCTTCTCCAATCGCCTTTAATATTTTTTTTATATATTTTAGTATTAGAGAAAGAAGATAATTTATCTAGTATGTCTTTAGACACTTCAGAATCAATATAGTATCTGCATATCCACCCAGGATATATCTCTTGTGCCAGCTCGGCATTTTTTATGCTACCAAAAGTATATTTTGGATTATTTCCCCAAAGACTAAAACTGATAATTTTATTCATTTTACTGGATTATATACAGTAACAAAAAATTTGCCCCATATATCGTTAATTAGTTCGCTTATAAAGTTCCAATTACCACCAGCTAGTCCACTGCCGAATTTAGGACAATGAATTTCTATTTTTTCATTTTTATTTACGAAACCGGTATTCATATGAATATATTGAGAAACCTTATACATACTTTGTCCAAGGGCAAAATAATTTAGTGGTCTATTGTTGTTGAAATTTTTAACACCATTTTGGGCAATCATATTAACAAAAATTAATTTGTGTCTATATTGAGGTTCCTCATAAACTTTTATAATTTGAGCATAACCTAGATTAGCAGACAAAAAGTTTCTACCAAGAAGATGGTAGTCGGCCTTGACTACTGGATACTTTTGACCAACTTGGTATGCGAATCCAGCATCAAATAGATCAATATTATTACACACATGAGGAACAAAAACCGTCGCCCCATTTTCTTTTGAGCGAACTCTTTGTTCAATTATATCAAATATATTTTTATTTGAAAGAACATAGGGCTCTTTTTTTAGAACTTTTTGATTAGACATTTTCGTTATCCTTTTTTCTTTCTTTTATCGCTAGTATATTACTATCTTTGTCAAAAGTAAAAAGATCAATAGGATCTATAGTTTCGTCTGGATTTAACCATCTTCCATATCCTGTCCTAAGATTGATACAAAGTTTTTTCCCGTCTTTTTTAAAATCACTAGTTGTTATAAAGTATTCATTACCTATAACAAAACATTCTCCTACTGATATTTCCTCTAAATATTTCATGATTAATGATTATAGTATCTATCCCAATCTTCCCATTCTTCTTCTTGATAACTCTCTTTTATTTTTTTAAGTTCTTTTTTTGATATATTTTTTCTTTTATTTATATCCTCTTCCTCAAAATAATTCCCACCATTTTGGTGTTTTTTCTTAAATTTTTCTCGTCTTTTTTCTTTTTCGTTTGAAAAATCGTTATCGAAGTTATTCATGGTATTGTTGTGATATTCTTTCTGGAACAAGTGTATTATACACCGAATCTGCTCATTGTCAATGTGTAAATTAGTACATTTTTTGACTTGACATACGCATAGATTCTATTATTATTGGTGCAGCTGGGTGATGTTATATTAATCTAGGTTAACAACAGTGATAAACTCTACTATAGTAACTGGTATATGGGATCTAAGTAGAGATACTCTATCCGAAGGATGGGGAAGAAATTATCAGCACTATTTAGACAATTTTTCTAAATTATTATCATCTTTATCTGATGATGTTCCATTGATAGTATTCGGAGATGATAAACTAGAAACATTAGTATACCAATATAGAAATAGAGACAATACAAAGTTCTATTTGCACAAAAAAGAAGACTTTAAAGGTAATTTTTTCCCTTTTTTTGATAAAGTGCAAAAGATAAGAACAAAAGAAGAATGGCTAAACCAAGTGGGATGGCTTAGGGACAGTACACAAGCCAAATTAGACTTCTATAATCCCATGGTTATGAGCAAAATGTTTCTATTACATAATGCTAAAATATTTAATCCATTTAGTACAGAGTATATGTTTTGGCTTGATGGAGGAATAACAAACACTGTTCATCCAGGATATTTTAGTCATGATAAAGTATTACATAAATTAGAACATATTGTTAAAAAATTATTATTTATATGTTTTCCTTATGAAACAACAACTGAAATACATGGTTTTTCTATATCTGAGATGAATAAAATTTGTGATACCGATAGTAATGTTAATAGGGTTGCTAGAGGTGGTTTTTTTGGAGGCCATATAGACTATATATCTGATGCAAATAATTTATACTATTCTTTATTAAATGATACTCTATCTAGAGATTTAATGGGAACAGAAGAAAGTATATTTACAATAATGACATATAAAGATCCTGACATATATCGTTATGAGACTATAGAATCAAATGGATTAATAAGTACATTTTTTGAAAAACTTAAAAACAGTCAAACAGATAGCGAAATACATAGTCAACAAAATTTAAGAAAAAAACATCAAAATAATGAGATATTATTATATATAAATGCTTTTAATTCTCCAGAACAATTACAAATGGTTTTGGATAGTTTTGAAAAATATGATAGAAATTTTTTGGATAAAACTCAAAAAATATTATTAAATAATTCTACAAAAGACAGTCTTTTTCCTTCGTATGACAATATCTGCAATAAATATAATTTTAAAGATCATTTAAAATATGGAAATAAAGGAGTTTGTGGATCACGACAGTTTGCGGCAGAACATTTTTCTGATTCTGGCTCTAGATATATGATATTTTTTGAAGACGATATGCTTTTAGATTTTAATGGATCGTGTAATTTTGGTTTTAATAAAAATATCCATAATTTATTTAGTCGTGTTTTAAAAATTATTAAAAATGAAGAGTATGATTTTCTCAAATTTAGTTTCAGTGAATTCTATGGCCACAATGGAGAGCAATGGAGTTGGCATAATGTCTCTAGTGAACACAGACTAAAATATTTTGGTCGTATTCAAAAAAGACCGAACACAAATTTCTCTTGCATAAAGACTATAGATGGTCTTCCGTATGCCGAGGGTGAAGTTTACTATAGCAATTGGCCTCATATTATAGATCAAGAAGGCAATCAAAAATGTTTTTTGGATACAAAATGGGCCCATCCTTTTGAGCAAACATGGATGAGTCATATATATACATTAACATTAGAAAATAAAATCAAACCAGCAATATTACTAGCCAGTCCAATAACTCATAATAGGGTTCATTTTTATGAAGCGAACGAAAGAAAAGAAAGTTGATAGTAAAGATACTATTTTTGTACAAATAGCGTCTTATCGGGATCCTCAATTATTACCAACTATAATAGATATGCTTGATAAAGCAAAATATCCTGATAATCTAAGGATAGGAATTTGTTGGCAACACTCTGATAATGATACTTGGGATCAATTAGATAATTATAAGGATGATCCAAGATTTAGAATTATAGACGTTCCATACACAGAAAGTCAGGGTGTTTGCTGGGCAAGAAATAAGGTACAGTCTCTTTATCAAAATGAAAAATATACATTACAACTTGATAGTCATCATAGATTTACTAGTAATTGGGACAGCGAACTAATCGCTATGCTAAAAAATCTACAAAAAGAAGGACATAAGAAACCATTAATAACATCTTATATTCCTAGTTTTGATCCAGATAATGACCCGGCCGCAAGAGTACAACAACCATGGAAAATGAATTTTGATAGATTTATTCCAGAAGGTGCTGTATTCTTTTTGCCCGCCACATTCGATAGTTGGGATGATAATACTAAACCTTTACCTGGTAGATTTTATAGTGCCCATTTTGCTTTTACAGTTGGACAATTTTGTAAAGAGGTCCAACACGATCCAAATTATTATTTTCATGGTGAAGAAATTAGTATAGCCGTAAGAGCCTTTACTCATGGTTATGATATTTTTCATCCTCACAAAGTTTTGGTTTGGCATGAATATACAAGAAAAGGAAGAACAAAACAATGGGATGACGATAAAATTTGGGTAGAAAGAAATAATAAATGTCATCTTAGAAATAGAAAATTATTTGAAATGGATGGAGAAAAAAGAGACATAGACTTTGAACAATATGGTTTCGGTAAAGATAGAACTCTAGAGGAATACGAACTTTATTCTGGATTGTGTTTTGGCAAGAGAGGAATAACAAAAAGAGTTCAGGAACATAAACCGCCACCGGATCCTGAAACCAGTCATCTTGACTATAAGTCTTTTCAATCTCATTTGATGAGCATATTCAAACATTGTATAGATATTCAGTATGGACAAGTACCAGAAAATGATTATGATTTTTGGGCTGTCGCATTTAAGGACGAAAATGGACAGGATCTATATAGAAAAGATGCCGATAAAGAAGAAATATTAAGAATGAAAAATGATCCAGATGGTTACTGTAAAGTTTGGAGAGAATTCCAGACAGATAAAAAACCAACAAGCTGGATAGTTTGGCCGCATAGTATTTCTAAAGGCTGGTCAGATCCGATAACTGGTAATATATAATGATAGAGATTACTCTAATAGATTCAAATTTTTCTCATCAAGAATATCTCACGCCATATTTAAAATCTGATAAAATAAAATGGAAAAGAGATAATCAAAGAAGAAAAATAAATGTTTATACTGATAATTTTATTAAGTCGTCTCATTGTAATATTCCAATAGATAATAATAAAAATATATGCTTACTATTAGAACCATACACAAATCCTGCTTGGACAGATATATATGACTATATTCGATTAGATTTTGAAAAATTTGATTTGATTATTACTCATAACATACAAAAACTTGGAGATTTAATACAGTCTAGACCAGATAAATTTTATTACAGTACAAAATGCATAACTACTTCTTGGTTAAATCATGATATGATTAAACCTTATAAAAAAAGTAAACTAATCTCTATGCCTTTTACCTATAAAAATTTTTCTGAAGGACATAGAATAAGACATGTTATATATGAAAAATATAAAAATTCTGATATAATAGATTTTTATGGAGATGGTATTCCTGGATTCAGTGGTGAATTTAGAGAATGTTTTTTTCAGTATAAATACGTCATTATCTGTGAAAACACACTACAAAAAGGATTTAATTCTGAAAAATATAATGACGCTTTATTAACTGGGTGTATTCCAATATATTGGGGTTCCAGAGTATTGGATACAAACTATGATCAAAACAGTATCCTTTATTTTGCTCCAAATGATATTGATGTTGTAAATTTTGATTTTGAAAAATCTTTAAATTTATTACAAGATCAATTAGATTTTATACTAAAAAATGATCCATATAATAATTATATAGATAACATAAATCATAATTTCAACTATGCAAAACTATTTATGCAGTCAGAAAATAATATATATAACATTCTTGAAGAAAAAAATATTTTATGATTACATGGCACAATAAAGATCTTTGTCAAGAAGGTTTTATTATCAATTTAGCATCTAGACCAGATAGAAAAGAGTCTGCTCTATTAGCTTGTGCCAAAGCCGGAATTAATGGCATTAGTATTTTTGATGCTGTTACTATAAAAGATCCAAATTATGTAGCTTATGGATGTACACAAAGCCATATAGACTTGTATAAGTATCAAGTTGAAAATAATATTCCTTATATGCTCATATTAGAAGATGATATTTCTACAATATATAATTATGCAAACTTAGTTAGTATTACAGATATTAATAAACAAAAAAGTTTTTCAGATAATTTAATAGATTCATTTAATACTTTAAAACCAGATATTCTTTGGCTAGGAACTAGATTAGAATCTAATGTAGATCCATATGATAATTATTTATCTTACAGTAATAAAACATTAACATCTCATGGATACATATGCTCTTATAGACTAGCAAAATTTGCTTTAGAAAATTTTAAATATACAGAATCTGGACATTTTTCGTTTAGATGGCCAATAGATTATTTTTTATCACAAATCAAAATGAAAGATTGTGGACAATTAAAACATAATAATGATAAAACAGAATTTATGAATAATAATATAGTTATAACTGTTAGTAATTGTTTGATATTTAATCAAAAAGCTGATTTTTCTAATATTATTAATCAAATTTGTGATTATAGCATATGGATACTAGGATGTCATGAGGAGTATTGCTTTAAAATTATAAAGGATAAGATAAATTATAATGAATACATATGATATAGTAAAATATTGGGACGATTATCTAGTAGAACAACACGTTGGCTCAGAACTGGCTGTTATTATAGACTATCTCAAAAAACAGAATAAAACAAATATTACTTATATCGATATAGGAGCTAATTGTGGAAAATATTATGATGTTTTATCTAGATATTTTACAATAGATAATTGTGTAATGGTGGAGGCTTCTATTCCCTTATATGATTATTTAAATATTAAATTTCAAAATAAACAATGTGTAATTTATAATAAGATCTTATCTGATACTGATGATATGGTAAATTTCGCAGATATAGACTTTTCATATATAAAAGAATTAGGTCAAAATATTAATCTTGGACTATCCAAAGCATACGGATGCTCAAATGGTAGCAGAGAGCAATTATCTGCTGGAAATTTTTTAACTTCTTATGTACTAGATGCTGGTATAAATAATATAGATCTTATTAAAATAGATACAGAAAATAGAGATTATCATATATTAAAAGCTATGACTCCTTATATAAGTAAATTTAATAATAAACCATTAATTTGTTTTGAACATAATTATCATAATGATATGTCTAAAGACGAGGCTCAAAATATATTAAATAATTTTTGTAACAATAATAATTATAATTCTATTAATATAGACGATATAAAATGGAGTAGTGTATTTTTATGTCCATAAAAACATATAATAAAATTAATGATATTATCTATAATCTAAAAATAGATAAAAAGTTTTGGTTCACTGACTTTCTTACCGGAGAAGATTACGATATAAGAAGATCAAAACCGGCAGAATATATTAAAACAACAATAAAAATTGCTAAATTATTAAAAATGAAAAATGTTGTTGAAATAGGTTCTACTAGATTTGCTATTACTAAACAATGTATAGAATATTTTGATTCTTCTATTATAGATCCCTTTAAGAGTCCTCCTTGTTGTTGTGATGGTCACTCAACTTACTTTTGGGCAAAACATGGTTTTGAAACTCATACGGTAGATATTGATCAAAATTGTTCTCATAATATTATTAACTCATATAAAATATTAAATGAAAATTTTCCAAATAATCTACATTTACATATTCCTATGGATGGTTTAGAGTTTTTAAATAATTTTAAATCATCTATAGATATATTATATTTAGATGGATGGGACAAAGGAACACCAGACTATGCAGAGAATCATCTAAAAGCATTTTTAGCAGCAGAAGATAAAATGTCTGCTATTCATCTTGTTCTTATAGATGATACAGATTTTGTAACATCAGATGGTGGTAAAGATAAATTATTATCACCTTTTTTGATCGAAAATAATTATAGAGTTCTTTTTAATGGCAGACAAACACTATTTATTAATCAATTATGAATAAAATTATACTTTCACTAACAACTATTCCAAATAGATTAATGGAAAAACAAGATCATATGGGAACAAAAATAGGACTAAAAACTATTTTAGAACAATCGTATTCACCATATGAAATACATTTTAATATTCCATATAAATACAATTTTACCAATGAAGAATTAATTATTCCTGATTGGCTAAAAGATTTTGAATCTAAATATGATCATCTTAAAATTTTTAGAACTATAGATTATGGACCAATTACAAAAATTTTTCCAACACTCGAAAGAATTCAAGATCCTGATACAATAATAATTGTTGTAGACGATGACTTATATTATATGGATGGTCTAATAGAAGCTCATTTAGAAGCTAGGATTAAGTACCCGAATTGTGCCATAGGATTTGCCGGTTTGAGCGCTATAGATGGATCCTGTCATTTTTGCACAACTCTTCAAAATGATACCATAGTCAAAATATTAGAAGGCTATAAAAGCGTATCTTATCTAAGATCTTTTTTTAATCTAGAGGAATTAGAAAGAGATTTTATGGATAAGTCTTGGAATGATGATCTGCTATTATCTGCTTATATGGGATATAAAAATATACAAAAAATTGTTGTTGCATATCAAAAAGATACTGATTTTTCTCCTAGAGTAGAGTCTTTTCCTGTTGTTGGTCACACTCCTGTTGAAAGAGGAGGGTGCTATCAATTTAGACACGATGTAGAAAAACAAAATCAATCAGAAATAAATATTAATAATTTTTATAAATTAGGATATTTAGAACGTTAATGAATAGGATATAATATTCCATATCCTTGATATTTTTTTATATTAGGATATCTATTATCGTTTAATGGTTTTGTAAATTTTTTTAAAACATCTATATATGATTGATATGAATTTAAATTAAATTTATTATATTTCATATTATAACTTAATAGTAAAGAAGCAATTCCAACAGCAAATGGATTGCTCATACTTGTCCCACTCATTTTGGCATATTTGTTATCTGGCACACATCCCATAATATCATGACCTGGAGCAAGGAAATCCAATCTTTCTCCACTGCATGAAAAACTCGTTCTTTTTAATCCAATATCTACTGCTCCGATAGCAATAGTATTTGTATAATTCGCTGGATACATTATTTCTGTATCGGCTCCGGAATTACCGGCAGCGCAAAACATTATTTTATTTTTACTTTCAACATAATTAATTGCTTTTTCTATCTCTAGATTAGGTGCTGAAGAACCAAGACTCATCGTTATAAAATGAACATTCTGATCTGCTACCCAATATAATGCATCTATAATAGATCTCATATCTCCATTACCTTTATCTCCCAAAACTTTTACTGGCATAATCTTGGTTTTTGGAGCCACACCAACCATTCCTTTTCCATTATTACATGCAGCTATTGTTGATGATACATGAGTGCCGTGTCCATTTCTATCTATTGGACTACTATTTTTTTCTACAAAATTTTTACCATCTATAAGATTTGGTTCTATATCCGGATGATCCAAGTCGCATCCTGTATCAAGAACAGCACAAACAACGCCATCTCCATCACTTAATTTCCATGCGTTTGGAATATCAAAATCAATAATCTCCCAACCCATCATTTGTGGGTCGTTCGGAGATAGTCCAAATAATGGCTCTGAAATATATGGTAATAAACCTATTTTATTTTTTAAAAACCATTTTTTAAACATATTATTTATCTTTCAATAATTCTTGTGTAGTATTTTCTATCCAGTCCTTATATACACTAACTCTGGTATGAGCGCTAACTGCTCCATATTTTGATTTTCCTTTATTAATTTTATCCTCTATAACACCAGAATGAATACCAGCAAGATCATTTCCTATAAATAGTCCGCCTCCACTATCTCCAGGAGCAATGATAAACTCTAATTCTGTTTTACCTGTTTTTACTGATGGAGAACAGAATAATAAATATTCATTAACAGCATCAATAAAATTAGATCCTGCTCTTTTTTTACTTTCTTTGCTTGGTAATATACCCGTAATAAATGTTCCAGTAGAACCATATCCAGCCAAAGAACAAATAGAGCCATTTTCTTGATTATTTTTATATATATCTGGATACCAGTCCAACCCTATATCTCCAGAGACTAAACATACCGCTATATCATGTCTTCCAAATTTTTCATAATCATAATCTTTATGAACTATTATTTTTTTAACTGGCAATAATTTTGTACTAAAAATTACCACACAAGTTTTATTATTATGAAATATATGAGCAGCTGTTATAATAATATTATTTTTGTATGCTACTACAGATCCAGAATATGGTGTATCGTCCTGTTTTCTTCCTATTATTTGACCAATATATGGAAATTTTAAACCATAATTTATGTATTTTTCATCTGGAGTATTAGGATCTATTGTTCCAGAAAAAGATAAAGTTCCATATATTATTACTAATAGTACCAAAAATATTTTTATCATAAAACTGAGCCTTTATTTTGTAGGGCTTGTTGATTACTTTATTATAATACACCCTACAATCTTTTATCACATCCTCATTCCAACTGTTCCAATCCATGAGATGCCCAAAAACAAAATGGCACGTTTTACATAAAGTGATTAAATTTTTTGGATCTAATTCTTTTGATTGATCAATATTTACAGGCACTATATGATGAACTTGAAGATTCTTAATAGATGCGCATGATTGACAAAATGATTCTTTTTTTAGATGATCAAGTCTAGTTTTTTTCCACTTATATGACCTGGATAGTATAGAAAACATCAAATTTTATACTCATGACTAGGATCATATGTTAAAAATGATGCTATTGTATATCTAACTCCTTTTGTTATTTTTGTTACACCATGTAAACAATCTAATCCGCCTGTGTGTATAGCACTATAACCTACTTTTGGCAGTACTTGCAGATTATCTTTATTAGGATAATATAAAATTCCACCTTCAAAATCTTCATTCAAAAAAGTAACAGTTCCAAAATCTCTCCAAGGAAATGGATGTTGACTACCATTTGGCTCAACAGCATCAGCATGAGGATGCAACTCGTATCCTTCTGTCCATCTTACTATATGTAGACTATCTATATATAAAGGTTTTTCTATATTAGATTGTTTAATAAACTCAGATATCATATAATCTTTACCACTCTTAATTATATTTATAATTTCTTCATCTTTAATTTGGTTCATATATATTTGTCTACCTTGCCAATAATTAGATCCTAATTCACCAAAATCTGCTTGATGACTATTGATATAGTCTATAATCTTAGTGGTATTTGGTTTAATGATTTTATTTTCAAATATAATTGGTTTATTATTCACGTAACACCTCTTCATAAAAAAATATATTATCAGTACATATTCCGCGACTACGTTTCAGTATATCTATATCATAATTGAATAGTTCTGGTAAAACACAAATTGTATTATTATCCAATTCGCTACCTGGATATGCCCAAATTATTTGTTTAGATGTTAATGTATATTTATCTTTTTCATGGAAAAAATAATTTAATATACCATATAAACTATTACATTGACTAAACGCTTGTAAATTTTTGCAATGAATCCATAGTTTATCGGAATATTTTATTAACCAATCTATTTTAATTATATATTGCGGAGCATCGTGTCCAAGATACCAATTATTATCAATGTATCTCATATCTATTTCAACGTCATAACCAAGAGATATGACATTTTTAATAGTATCTGGATGATTTTCTTTGTCTTCTATCTTTTCTTTTAAATTGCCTCTATGAGAAATTAGTATCATAATTTTGTAAAAAATATTGTAGATCTTCTGGAGTTCCTAATCCCCACATATTGTCGATATTAAATATTACTATTTTTTTCCCATCTTCTATAGCCTCATTAAATACTGGACAAACATAAAATTCATTATTATATCTTTTATTTTTTTCTATCATTTGTTCTGCATATTTTACATAGTCAGAGCCTTTTTTCCAATAATATATCCCGACTGTCGCTATGTCAGATATTGGATTTTTTTCTGCAACTTCCGTTACGAATCCTTTATCGTTTACTTTAACAAAAGACCATTTTGGATGAGTAGACTTAAAGGTTAATATGCCAGCATCTACATCTTGTTCTTGCATTTTGTACATAAACTCACTACTATTCCAATCGACATATTGATCGGAGTTAGCAATAATCAAAGGATTATCATTATTTATTAATTCTTTAGCTAATAGAGTTGTACAAGCAGCGCCATCTGTTACTGAATCTATGGTGATAATATTAGTATTATTAGTTTTAACAATTAAAGGTAATAAACTATTTAAATTATATTTTTCAGAATGTAATTTTTGCACTATAAAAGTGTGAGGACTATCAAATGACAGATTCTCAACTATCACTTGTATCATTGGTTTGCCACGAACATCTATAAGAGGCTTGGGAAAAGTGTACCCGGCTTGTTCAAAACGACTGCCAGCACCGGCCATGGGTATGAGAACATTTAATTTAGAGTCTTGCCACATAATCTTATCGTTATTTCTTATATTGTAAGAATCTATAATTTTAAATAGATCACTATTGTTTAGGTCTTTTGAGTTTTTAACCCTATATATATTAGATCCAGATCTTTTTGCAGCAAGCAGTCCGTGTGGAGAATCTTCTATTATTAGAGTCTCTTTGGGTAAAACCCCAAAAGACATCATAGCTTTCCAATACATTTCAGGATATGGCTTTGATTTCTCCACGTCCTCATTGCTAATAATGAGATCAATATATTTTATTATTTGTAATTTACATACGGCAGTATATATCGTTTTTCTAATTGAATTGGAGCAGATAGCAATTTTGTAGTCCGCTTCTGCTAATTTTGTAATTTGATCTAATAATTTAATATTCGGAGATAAATTTGATAATTTTTTATGGGTTATTTTTTGTTTTTTTATCCAAATTGCATCATGTGAATGTTCCGGTAGTCCTTTTTCTTTGGTTAATAAGTTTAATTTTTCTTTAGTTTTTAATCCGTCGTATTTCTTAATATGCTCATCCCATAGTATTTTATAGTCATCAGATAAAGCTTCATTCAAAGCTTCATAGTGTATCTGTTTTGCGTCTAACAAAACTCCATCTAAATCGAAAATTATTAATTTGATCATAAAATTACATTATTTCTCCCATAAGCAGCAAGACCAAAACCTGTATAATAGTTTCTAAAATTAGAGAACCCCTTAGACAAGATAAGATTTTTTGTATCGTCGCCAACACAACCATAATCATGCATTATAATAATTGCGTTTTCTGTAAACATATCTATGATCTCTTTTACATCTAAAAAAATTTGTTCTTTAGAATGACCGCCGTCTATAAACGCAAAATCCAATTGTTTATCGGTATGGTGCAATGAAATATTATTAATCGTATCTTGTGGTGACCAACCTATAGTCGGTTTTACAAAATTTTCTAATTCTAAACTTCTAATTAAATTAGAAACCATTTTATAGCCATCGGCATTTTGTGTTTTTACAATTATGGTATCATGTCCGTAATTGCCACAACCAAGATCTTCTTCTAGATAAGCGTCCATTGTTACAAGTTTTCCACCAGTAACTTTTAAGGCTTGTCCAATTACTGTTGCCGATATACCAAAACCCGTTGCTATTTCAAATCCTGATTTTAATTTATTTTCCACAAGTAACTTATAAATAATATTTGCTTCGGATTGCCTTATAGACCATGGATTAAAATGATTAGACATCTTAATAGAATCAGCATTGTGTAAATTATCTGCTGGTTCAAGATAAAAATTTAATGGAAAAGTTTTAGATAATTCTATCAGCTGATTATGTGTAAGCATTTTTACTTCTATGATCAAATATTAATTGTTGTATTTATTCTATATTTTATATCTATTAGAGCAATATTTATTTTATTTAATACTCTAACCCAATATCCCAATACATCTTCGCCCTGTAAATGACACGGATAATGCATCACTATATTTTCTGCTTGATTAACAACATCACAATAGATATTCATATTGCTTGAGCTTCCTATTGCCCAATGATCGCAGAAAGATATATCATTAATAAATGGATTGCATCTAGCATCAAACCCACAGAAACTAACAGGCACGAACATAATATGTTCACTATAATATTTATGTAAATATATTGGACCAGAATCAACAACCATTCCAAATCTTATTCTAATTACAATATCATAAATAAAATTATTTTCTTTTTCATATAAATTTTTTAATTCATTAGATTTATATACAGAATAAAATTGTCCAAAATAATTTTGAGGATTTAATCCAGGCATTTTTTTTGTATCTAGTATTCGGTTATAAGAAAAACTTTTTGGTTCTTCGAATTGAAATTTTTTAGGTTGATATAAATTAATAATTGTATCAGCTATATTGCTTTCTATTGGAGAACATGATGGAGGTATATTTGCATGAGTATTTAAAAGCCACTCGGAATAGTAGCATTTACCGAACATATTCGGATCTATCCAAGAATGTAAAAAAACATCGGCATTATTTGGACCAATTATATTGCGATATATATTTTCATATGTTTCTTTTGCGTTTCTTGGTTGTCCAGAAATGATAACCGCACATCTCATATTTACTTATCTAATCCTGTTTGATGATCAGAAAATTTATTGTCATAAATATCTACTCCCCTCCAATATCTTTTTCCATTTCTATGTTTTTTTTGTTGATCAATAGTTGATCTTTCGACACCAAAAGCTTTGGCACATTCTCTTTCTTTTTGTATGCTTTCATTATCGAATACTTTTGTTGCATCTACAATGCTATATTTATCTATAAAATGTCTTGGATATGGTATAATACAACCAATATAATCTTCTTTATTTATTTTTATAGTATGATTAGGTCTTGTAATTCTTAGATTATATGTAAAATCTCTTCGCAAATTATCGGTTTCGACAACGCCTGTCATATGATATATACCATCTATAATATAATTTGGTGGATTTATTGTCATCAAATTAATTCCTGGAGATGTTCTTAATTGATATGGCATTTGTATTGTAAAAGTACCCATTCCGAAATGAGCTTTTATAGATTGTAGATTATATGTTTTTTTATATTCTTCTTCTGGAGTTAATATATTGACTTTGACTGACTCAACAGCATTTCCTCCATCCCAAATTACTTCAAAATCATATAAAGATTTTACTACAAATCCATATTGATTACCAATAACTAATGGCAAACAATGATAAGCATGATCAATGAACCAATCTCTTTTAGAATCACCTTTTAGGGATTTAAATACCATGTTAATAAAATCTTGATTTTGCCATTTTTCATCATATGATATGGCAATAATATTTGTCTCTGGAATTATCATTTAATACTCCTTACAGAGTATTATAGAACTTGAGACGCTATCAAGCAACCTTTTGCTACAGCATGAAGTGGATCTTGTGCATGAACAACTTCTTTTATTGGTAATGGAAAACCATTATCTATTAATTTTTTATTAAAGGTTTCGATATATCCTTTTGCTAATGATGTGCCTCCAGCTATAACTATTTTTAATGGTTCTTTAAATTTAGGTAAAGATTTATGATTACTTAATGATACGCTTAAATATTTTGTAGTATAATCTATAAGCCTATCGTAGTAAGAACAAACAGCTGCTAATACTGGATTATCATTTGGTTCGCCTATCACATACGATCCCTGTTCTTTCTCTGCTTGCACAACACTATCTGGTTCGCCAATAGCGACAGCGACCATACGGTCTATCCAGTCACCAGACTTTGTTGTACTAAAAGTTACAGTAGGCTCACCATTCAACATTACACAAACATTTGTCATACCGGCGCCACAACTCACACCTATTCCAGTGTAATCACTATCCTCTAATCCTGCATAGCATAATGCTTCAGCCTCATTAATAGCTCTAGCATCATAACCCTGTTCTGCTAAAATGCTTTTTACAACATCCTCATGATAGCCAACATCAAAGTCGTCGTCCTCTTGATCTACTGGTTGTGCTGGTCTACAAAATATTAATTTTTCACCTGACTCCGATGCTTTTCCGACTACTTCTTTTAAGATAAAGGCTAATACTTTTTTTGCTTCTTTTTCTTTCGATGATACTACTCCTTTATACATAGGTCTTTTTGCACTATCATTTCTTTCTATAGCTTTTTCTATAGCATCTTTTCCTAGTAAAATAAATGAATTATCACTATCTTTTATGAATATTTTACCATTTAGTCCTTTTTCTATCATCTTAGTAGCAACAGGAGTTGTCGGTTTAATTATATAAAAAGCATCTCTAAAATCTTTATATTGTATTTGTTCATTATTTTGTGAAGCTAGAACAATAAAGCTTGTACCAACATCTAAACCTTTGCCTGGCATAATATTATCCTTTCATATTTTTAAGTTTATTTATTGATGACAATAAATTATCTTGACTACTCTTTATTTCTCCAAGAGTATCATATTTTTTTTCTAGATTACCAGTATCTATTTTAGTAACAATTTTTGTGTCATCAATACTAATGTTTGGTTTATCTACTAAATTTCTATCTTTTAAGATATTTTTTTTAGGAGAATCTGTATATTCAATATATTTATTATTAGATTTTCCTAATAAATAACCAATACAAAAAAATATTATATTTAGAAATAATAATATTATAACCAAAATATTTGAATCTATCATATGAAATACACCTTATACGAAATAAAATAGGGGCGTTGACGCCCCTAATTACTATACACTATAGCGATATTTAATATATGATTATATAACTATGTCTTGTATTATATTACCATTATCAATAATTTTAACTGGCCTATTCCCTGGAGCTATTAGGTGTTTATTATGATCAATGCCTAATAGACTATATACTGTGGCGCCCCAGTCCTCTACACTCACCGGATCGTCCTGTGGTTCGCTTGCTGTGTCGTTGCTGGAGCCGTATACCAGCCCTTTTTTAATTCCTCCCCCTGCCATGACTATAGAAAAAACACGCGGCCAATGATCGCGTCCAGCGGTTGGGTTTATTTTTGGAGTACGACCAAATTCTGTGGCAACACAAACCAGCGTTGAATCTAATAGACCTTTTTCATCTAGGTCATTTATTAAAGCAGAAAAAGCTTTGTCAAAAGATGGCAACTGACTGCCTATATTTAGTGCTATATTATCGTGATGATCCCATCCGCCATAAGTTACGTTCACGAATCTGACCCCGGCTTCTACCAATCTTCTGCTTAGTAGTAATCTCATTCCAGCAGCAGTTTTACCATAAATTTCTTTGGTCTTATCGTCTTCTTTGTTAATATCGAATGCTTGTATAGCCTGAGACGAATTCATAATATCATAAGCATTTTGATAAAAAGAATTCATAGAATCCAAAGAGTCGGACTTTTGCCTAACATTGAACTCTTTGTTGACTATTTCTAGCATTGCTTTTCTTTTGTCAAATCTATTTATAGATATTCCATCTGGTAGTGTTAAATCTCTAACTTTAAAGTTTGGATCTTCTGGATTTCCACCAAGACTAAATGATGAATAACTATGACTAAGATATCCAGCACCAGCAAATTCATTAGGTATATTTGGTACTGTTATATATGGAGGTAAATTATTCCTGACTCCTAATTGTTGACTGACTACTGATCCTAAACTCGGATACTGAATGGCTGGACTAGGACGATATCCAGTAAACATATTATTAGTTCCACGCTCATGTGCTGTTTCGCTATGAGTCATGGATCGTATAATGCTAATTTTGTTCGCTATTTTTGCAGTTTCTGTTAAGTATTGACTAAAAAATATTCCAGGAATACTAGTTGATATACTATTTAAAGGACCCCTATAATCAACCGGACTATTGGGTTTTGGATCAAATGTTTCTTGATGAGCATATCCACCCGGTAGATAAATATAAATCACTGACTGTGCTTTTGCTTCCTTCACAGAAGGTTCTTCTGCTCTTAATTTTAGGTAGTCTCCAAGATTTAGTCCTAGATATCCTAAAACACCCGTATTTACAAAGCCTCTTCTGTTAAACATAAATATCCTTTTCTAAGTAAAATTATTATCTCACTAATTATTATAGAGAAAATCTCTAGCCAAACAATCTTCTTCTTGGTTTAAATTAAGATATATCTTATGTTCTTCAAATTTTCTATAATTATTAGCTATATCTGCTCTTCCACGAAGACATTTAGCGTATAGTTCTTGCTCCGTTCTTGAAAAATAATGATTTAATTGAGCAATAGACCAGTTTGCGCTTTTTGTATATGCTCCGTGACATTTTTCTTTATCTAGATTACACCAAGTATTCAGAATATTATGAATACTAACACAGTTGTCAATTGGTAATTTGACTATTGATTTTATGTGTTTATTTGGAATAAAATCTACTGAACTTTTTTTAATGAATCTTTTTAAGGTACTATATTCATTAGCAATAATTTTTTTAAGATTATTATCTCCAAAAAAAGCCCAGTTTATACCCAGAGCATCACATTCGGTATAATCTTTTAAAAACGAATTGATATTATCATGTTTTTTAAGGACTAAATATTCGTCTATATCAAAAAATGCAGCCCAATCATATCCACTGGATTTATTTTTTACAAAATCGTTGTATGCATATAGTTGTTTACCGGAACCATTTACTGAAAAAATAGAAACTTTTTCATTGTCAGATTCATACAGCCAATCATTAGCATATATAAATATATGATCAAATCCTAGCTTAGTATGATATTTTATCCATTCATCAATATAATAGTCCTCATTTTTTGCTATGCATACAATGCAAGTATTCATGTCATGTTTTTATATAGTTTCCTATCACTCTGCCCTTTTGGGTTCGTGATATAAACTTTTTTCTAACCAAATATGGCTCTATGCTATTTTCAATAGTTTCTACAGCAATACCAGTAAGAGAAGATATTGCTTTTAAGCCTAATGGATTACCTTTATTGCTTAGTAGTAGATTCAAATACATTCTATCATAAGCATCCAATCCGTCTTTATCGATACCTTGAATACTAAAAATCTCATCTATAGATTCTGTAGAATTTGGATGACAGGTCTTGTAATTTTTATACCATTGTAATCTAGAGTTTAGAATTCTAGGAGTTCCTTTGCTTCTTTTAGCGATCTCAACAAGATCAGTCTCATCAATAGAAATAGAGAGTTTATCACAGTTCGATCTTGCTAGTTTAGCTAAATCAGTATCGTTATAAAAACTAAGATGTTCTTTGATACTGAATCTATCATAAAATGGTTGACTTAAACTACCACCGCTAGTTGTTGCTCCTACCAAAGTAAAAGCTGGAAGATCAATAGTTTCTGGTTTTTTCTCTAGCGTGATTGTTAATACAAAATCTTCCATTACTGGATACAAAAATTCTTCAACCAGTTTAGGTAATCTATGAATTTCATCAATAAATAGAACTGATCGTGGTGCAATTCCCATAAGATACGGAATAATATTTTTAACACTTCTGAGATTTGCCGCGTTGGTTGTATACAGATTTACGTTCAATTCGTTGGCGATAGCACTCGCTATGGTAGTTTTACCAAGGCCCGGTGGCCCATCTATTAAAGTGTGTGGCATCACGGTTGATGTTTTTAAACAGCCCGTCACGCTGACCTTTAGCCTATTAATCACATCATCTTGCCCAAGAATTTCGCTAAATTTAGTTGGCCTTATACCTTTAGACATTTTTTATCTCCAATGATTTTAATGATAACTCAATAAGTTGTACGGCATTATCGGTTTGATTAATTAGATACGTTTTAGTTAGTATGTCTTTAGCCTCTTGGTTTTCAAAGCCATACTGAACCAGTATTTTAACACATTTGTTTAACAAGTCAACCGGAATTCTTAATTCAGATTTATTGTGTTCTATTGCATCCTTGTTTGCGTTAGGCTTTTGCTTTACTTTAGATTTATCACTATATTTGATTTTTATGTTGTCTATTGTTTTTGGCCTAAACACTGTTCCACAATCACAAACAATCTTGAAATTTTTGGTCTTGACTTCTCGTAAAAATAACCAATGATTAGCACCACAATTTTCAGACGGACATCTATATAGAAAAGAAGCATCAACCTCAATCGGTTTCAGGTGTTTCATCATCTTTTATCCAGAAAACAAAATCATTGATTTGTTCATCATAAGCGGACTCTATCATGCCCTTACTTGCTAATGATGATAGCATATTACTAACTAGTCGTCCATTCATTTCTTCTATAATTTGTGAAAATATTTTCTCATCAATTAAGTATCTTGATTCATTTGTGATTTTATGTTTTTGTTCTTTAGCCAGACTCTTAACTATAACCAGAGATTCTTGCTGAGTTAAAATTTGATCCATTTCGTTAATGTCCTCCTGACTAATTTCTGTAATAAGTTTTGTAAACTCGTCAGGATCATCTCCTATGCTTTTATCAAAACCATTGAATACTAGTTTTCTTGCTGACTTTGTAAACTCTTCTAAATCATCTATAATATAGTTTTGTTTACCCATATCTTTCTCCGTATTTATTTAAGTTCAAGTGTAACTGAAAAAATTGGCTTGTATATTTTTGTGGTAAAGTTTGATTCCTCTACAACTTTGATACAAATATCTTCTAGAAAATTCAGCCTAGTTTCTATCTCTTTAATAGCATCTGTTCTAGAAAATCTGACTACTCTATCTGAGGATTGAAAATATAAGATATATTTCATATTAATTTAGGATATCAAATAATCCTTTGTAGTAATGTGGTTGTAATACAAAATGAACAGCATGACTTTGAATGTGGTTTAAGTACTCTCTGGCTAATCCAGCGTTAGCAAAGTACTCTTTTTTCCATATGGGTTGTTTCTGATAGTTAATCCCCAAATACTGGAAGTTTTTAGGCTTCTCAGTATTGGAGAAATAACTATTCACAGGAAACGACTTTTTGGGAAAATTAACATACCACACATTTGATGATCCTTCGACTATATCATTTAGAGCATCATATAGCATTTTACCCCAAGCATCCCAAGCGGCGGGATCAAACTTGAAATAGTGCTTATA